TTATTAAAGAAATAGGTGCTGAGAATCCAGATCTATATGAGATGGTGCCTACATTTATAGCATCAGATGATGTGTTAAAGAAATTTTTATTACCAATGAAAGCTTATATGAAGGTTGGTGGGTTTGTAGATAATACTAATATATTTAAGGGAATATTATAATGGCAGGTATAGAAGATGTATTGATAGAAATCTTTAGAGGAGAAAATGTATCATTAAACCCTTTTAGAAAAAATGCAGACACAGTTGGTAGATTTGTGACAGACAATCTTGAATATGCAAAAGCTGCTGGAGATAAATTTCCTGCTATAATTAAATCAGCAAAAATTCCAAAAGAAACTTTTGAAAGATCAATGGAAGCATTTGATCAGTCAGGTCAGCCAAGCACAAATCGTACAAGTCGTAGTAATTTAGGGTTACTTGATAAAGCTGATAAAGGAAGATTAAAAATTGATATACTAAAAACATTAGGACTAAATATTAAAAATTTAACCCCTTTAGCGATGAAAGGGTTAAATGCAATGGCTAGTTTACCTGCTGCAACAATAGGAATGGTGCTACAAACAACACCTGCAAATGCAGATGAAGCAAACATGCAACTAGAAGATTTTGCAAAATTAAACGAAAAAAACAGTAATCCAGATGATATAAGTAGCGTCAATGTATTTAAGGGGTCATTATAGATTTTATATACAAAATGCTTTACACTGTACGGATAATTCTATAGGAGGAATATTATGAGTCTAAAAAAGAAATTAAAAAAAGTAGGTAAAGCGGCGGCACTTGCCGGCACTGCTTATCTAGCATCTAAAGCTATGTCAGGAGCTGGAGCTGGCGTAAATGTAGATAAAGGCAGAGGAAGTGCATTAAGTAATATGTACAGAAAAAAATACACTGATGGTATAATGAGAGGTGTAAAAGGAACTAAAGCTGCTAGCATAGGTATTATGGATAGAATTGGTAATGCTGCTAGTAAAGTTATTAACATGGGTCCAGGAAAAAATGCAACATCTAAAAAAGGTGGCACATTAGCTGGAGACTATAACAATGCGTTTGGAGATGGTATCTCAGGCGGAGCTAAATATGGTGGCATGATGAAAGCTAAAACTGGTACATATGTTAAAGCATCTTGTAAATTAGGAAAGAATAAAAAAACATTAATAACTTAATGGCTATTGAAACTGAAAACCCAATCAACGAAGAAGTTGATGTTGAGGAGGAAGCAGTTGTTGAATTACCACCTGAAGATGGTGAAGAAGTAACTGAAGAACCTGAACAGGATTTCTATGCAAATATTGCAGAGACGATTGATGACAAAGCTTTATCGCAACTTGCGTCAGATTTAATTTCTGAATATCAAAGTGATAAAGAATCTAGAAAAGAATGGGAAGACACTTATACAAATGGTTTAGATCTTTTAGGATTTAAATACAAGTCGACTACTCAACCATTCAAAGGAGCTAGTAATGTCACTCATCCTCTATTGTCAGAAGCGGTAACACAGTTTCAAGCACAAGCTTACAAAGAACTACTACCAAGTGATGGACCAGTAAAAACTAGAATTGTTGGATTACAAAACGAAACAGTAGAAGCTCAAGCTGAAAGAGTAAAAGATTTCATGAATTATCAGATCATGGAAAAAATGGAAGAATACACTCCAGAGTTTGATCAATTATTATTTTATCTACCGTTAGCAGGATCTGCATTTAAAAAAATATATTATGATGCATTGTTGGAAAGAGCTGTATCTAAATTTATTCCTGCAGAAGATTTAGTGGTTCCTTATTTTGCAACAGATTTAAAAGATGCTCCTAGAATTACACACGTACTAAAACAATCAGAAAATGATTTGTTAAAAAAAATGGCCACAGGTTTTTACAAAGAAGTAGAACTGATGAAGCCAGAAAAAAAAGATAACAAGATTAAAGATAAGTACAATGAGTTAGAAGGTGTTAAAGCTGTTGAAACAAATGACTACATCTACAGTGTTTTAGAAATGCATGTTGATTTAGATTTATCTGATTATATTGCAGAAAACGAAGAAGATAAAATTAATATTAAAATTCCTTACATTGTAACTATAGAAGAATCTACAAGAAAAATTTTATCTATTTATAGAAACTATAAAGAAGGTGATGCTAAATTTACAAGAAAAGAATATTTTTCACACTTTAAATTTTTACCAGGATTAGGTTTTTATGGCTTTGGTTTAATTCATATGATCGGTGGCCTGTCACGAACAGCAACTACTGCATTAAGACAGTTACTAGATGCAGGTACATTATCTAACTTACCTGCTGGATTTAAGTCTAGAGGTATGAGAATTAGAGATGATGACCAACCAATACAGCCTGGAGAGTTTAGAGATGTAGATGCACCTGGCGGAAACATCAGAGATCAGTTTCAATTACTACCTTTTAAAGAACCAAGCACAACTTTATTTAACCTTTTAGGTTTTTGTGTGGATGCTGGAAGAAGATTTGCATCAATTGCTGACCAACAAGTAGGCGATGGCAACCAAGCGGCGGCAGTTGGTACTACAATTGCACTTTTAGAAAGAGGTTCTAGAGTAATGTCAGCTATTCATAAGCGTTGTTACTATGCAATGAAGCAAGAATTTAGACTTTTAAGTTCAGTTATTGCTGAATACCTACCACCTGAGTATCCATACGCAGTGTACGGGGCTGAGAGAGTCATTAAAGTACAAGATTTTGACGATCGAGTAGATATTTTACCGGTTGCAGACCCAAATATCTTCTCAATGTCGCAAAGAGTGACCTTAGCACAGACACAATTGCAAATTGCTCAGTCAAATCCACAACTTCACAACTTACATGAGGCTTATAGACGTGTTTATGAAGCTTTAGGTACTAAAGAAATACCTCAAATACTAAAACCAGACCCAAAACCGTTTCCAAAAGACCCTGCAATAGAAAATATGGAGGCATTACAGTCATTACCAATGACAGCTTTTCCAGAACAAGACCATGATGCACATATTGCAGCGCATTCTGCGTTTATGAGAACTAGAATGGTTCAAATTAACCCTATGGTCTATGCAAATTTACAAGGACACATCTCTCAACACGTTTCTATGAAAGCTTCTGCTGAAGTTATGTCTATGATGCAACAAGATCCACAAATGATGGAGTTGATGCAACAAAATCAACAACAATTTAGAGCAATATTTGATTCAGAGACAGCAAAAAGAATTGCACAGATAACTGCAGAGCTTGCACAGAATGAAACTATGATGGATAACCAAAAACAAGATCCTGTTGTTATGTTAAAACAAAGAGAATTAGATTTAAGAGCTATGGACTTACAAAGACGGGTTGAAGAGGGTAATATGAAGATAGAAAATCAAGAGGGTCAGTTTGATGAAAGATTAGATTTTGATAGATTAAAATTAGAAACAAATGATGAGCAATCTGATAAGAGATTAGAACTTGCTCGAGAAAAAATGGAGAAACAAAATGAAAAAAAAGCACGGACTGGAAAATAGTTATAAAAAATTAAGAATGGGTGGAATGTTCTACTCTAAAGGTGGCGGGGCAGACATGTCTACTAAACAAAAAGCAATTGCAGCTAAAGCACCACCTCCAAATGTATTAGATGGAAAAGACCTTGCAGTTCTTAGAGCAGAAAAGGCAAAAGGCAGAGGCATGGGTCTTCAAGACGAAAAATTAAAACCAGGTAAAGTACAAAAAGCATTTATGGGATTAGCTGTAGAAGCAATGAAAAAAGCAAAAGACAAAGGTGCTAAACCTATTGAATTATTATCTCCTGTAGCAATGGCTAAAAGATTTTTTACTAAAGGTGGAAAAGTTAAAAAATAATGACCACCCTATATAGACACAAAGTTTCTGGCAAAAGATCAGGGCCACCACCTAAACGTGGCCCAAACCCCCAAGTGCCTCCAGTAAAATTAAACAAAGGAAGCAAACAAGTGGTAAAAGCTGGTTATCATAGAATGCCTGATGGTAGTATTATGAAAAACAGTGCTCATAAGGGGTATAAAAAATAATGTGGTTTCAAGCAATAAAATTAGCAGTTTCTGCTGGAAGTAAAATTTACGCAAACAAACAAAAAGCTAAGATGGCTATGTCAGATGCACAACTATTACATGCAGAAAAACAAGCCCGAGGTGAAGAAGCTTACCAAGGAAAACTTTTAGAAGCACGTCAATCGGACTGGAAGGACGAGGCGGTTCTCATAATTTTATCGACCCCCGTGTTAATTTTGGCGTGGGCAGTCGTATCGGATGACCCGACAGCGATGGACAAGGTGAAATTATTTTTTGATATGTTCTCTCAACTCCCGAGCTGGTTTACAAATCTCTGGATTCTTGTCGTGGCGAGTATTTATGGGATAAAGGGAACTCAAATATTTAGGGGAGGCAAGAAATGAACTTAGAAAGAGACTTACAAAAACTTAAAAAAGAAAAACAGATGAAAGAATCTGCTATTGCTCAACTTAGAAAAAGAAGTAGAGATTCAATTGCTAGACCAAAAGCAGAAAAAAATATTTTATCAACTGATCCAAGAATGCAAAAAATATAAGCTATTTACTTTTGCTATAATTAATATATAACCCTTGTATGATTCAAGGTGATAGTACAGAATACGAAATCTTAAAAGAAGCTTGTAATACTTTAGAAAGTGATAATTTATTTACTGCGGAGATTGGCGTAAGAGAAGGAAAAGGTTCTCAAATAATATTAAACGAATTAAGTGAAAAAAAACATTGGCATATAGGTATAGACCCCTATGGTAATTTAGATTATCAACATTATGATAATTCTGGTTCTTATACAGCTGATTATACCAACACCATGAAGCAACAATTAATTAAAGATTTAGATTATCCAAATTTTACTTTGTATCAATTAGGTGATGATGAATTTATGAAACGTTTTGAAGACGGAGTTCCTATTTACAGAGACAAAAAAGAATTAAAAACAAACTATGATTTAGTCCATTTTGACGGACCCCATAAAACAATTGATGTTATTAAAGAATCAATTTTTTTTGGAGAAAGATCTCATGCTGGCACGGTGTTTGTTTTTGATGACTATCCAAAATTTGATATGGATGCTGTATTAAAAATTATAGTAAATGAATATGGTTTTATGTTACTTAAACAAGGTAAAAATAAGATATCACTAAAAAGAAATTAATGATTATAGACTATCCATTAGTAAGAAGAGTAGCAGAAAAAAGAGTAGAGTCTTTAAAAGACACTTTAGTGTACTCCGTTGACAATTTAGAACAATTACATTATATTAGAGGACAAATCAAAGGCCTAGAGTCTTTGCTTCAGGATCTTAAAGACCTGCAAGAAAAACAGGAGCTACTAAATGACAAAGAACTTAGAGACTTCAAAGGAAGTACCTAAAAAAAAAGAAGCATTACTTGATGCTTACAAATCCAAAGATGAAATCAAAGATACCCAGTTAGACGCTAAAGCTGTTGAAGGTAACAAAGACCTTTTAGATAGATTACCTACACCAACTGGTTATAGACTTTTAGTTTTACCATACGCTGGTCCTAAAAAAACTAAAGGTGGACTTTATCTTTCTGACACAACTCAAGAAACAATACAGATGACTACCGTATGTGCATATGTATTGAAAATGGGGGATCTTTGCTACAAAGACAAACAAAAATTTCCAGAAGGCCCTTGGTGTAAAAAGGGTGATTGGATTATTTTTGGACGTTATGCTGGATCTAGGTTCAAAATAGAAGGCGGAGAAGTTCGTATCTTAAATGATGATGAAATAATCGCTAAGATAAATAATCCGGAGGATATTTTGCACGCATACTAACACATACGCAATTAAACAGGAGCTACTATGGAAGACACAGAAAATATAAAAAATCCAGAAGTTGAATTAGATACTGATGGAGTAAAAGAACAAACACTTCAAGTTGAAGAACAACAAGTTGAAGTTTCAGAAACTGAATTACCAAAACAAGAAGTTGATTTAGGTTATACAGAACCTAAACCTGAAGGCATTGAAGGTATTAAAGTTGAAACAATAAAAGAAGAAATTAAACCAGAAATAAAAGAAGATAGTCTTTCTGATGTTTCTGAAAAAGTTAAAAGAAGAATAGATAAATTAACTTTTAAAATTAGAGAATCTGAACGAAGAGAAAAAGCTGCTTTAGATTATGCTAAAGGTTTAAAAAATCAACTTGATGATACTAAAACTAGATTTTCAAAAACTAGTAAAAGTTACATAGAACAATTTTCTGCTAGGGTTATAGCTGAACAAGAAGATGCAAAAAAAGCTTTAAGAGATGCTATTGCAGATCAAGATGCTGATAAAATAGCTGATGCAAATTCTAGAATAGCTACATTAGCCGTAGAAGCAGAAAAAGTTAAGATGACACAAGCCGAAGAAGACGCTAAAGAAGAAATAGCTAAATCTGAAGCTAAAATAGAACAACCAATACAACAAGCACCTCAAGCAAATGTTGCTCCACCTTCTAGTAAAGCCAAAGGATGGGCTGAAAAGAACGAATGGTTCGGTAGCGATAAAATCATGACAAGTGCAGCGTTTCAAGCCCATAACGATCTTGTAGAGCAGGGGTTTGACGCAGAGAGTGATGAGTACTATAATGAAATTGATAAAGTTATGAAGGAAAATTTTCCTCATAGATTTAGTCAACCACAGGAGCAAAAGAAACCCGTCCAAACTGTTGCTTCTGCACAAAGAAATCAAACCGGACGCCGATCAGTGAAACTCACCAAGTCACAAATAGTTATCGCTAAAAAACTAGGGGTGCCACTAGAGGAATACGCAAAATACGTGAAGGAGAATGCAAATGGATAATATCAAAAGAACCTCACGCCAGTCAGAGACTAGGCAACAAGAAAAAAAACCTAGCGCTTGGGCTCCACCATCGAGTTTAGACGCACCACCTGCACCACAGGGTTATGCACATCGTTGGATACGAACGAGCATAGCAGGGTTTGAGGATACAGCTAATGTAACCAAAAAACTTAGAGAGGGTTGGGAATTTGTAAGAGCAGAAGAAATGAAAAATTCTGCTGATATACACAAGTACCCAATTATAAATCAGGGACAGTATCAAGGGTGTATAGGAATCGGTGGCCTTGTGTTGGCAAGGATACCTGAAGAGATATTAAAAAGCCGTGCTGAGTACTTTGATAAAATTACTCAAGACCAAATCGAAGCGGTTGATAATGATCTAATGAAGGAACAACGACCAGAAATGCCAATCAATATTGATAGGCAATCTAGAGTTACCTTTGGTGGTAGTCGTAAAAAATAGTTTTTTTGCATTACCTACCGAGTTAGCTTGGAGTTAAACTAAACATAAAACGGAGAAAACAACTATGGCAAATCAACTAGAAAAGTTCGGTCTAAGACCGCACAGAAAACTAGACGGTACACCATTAGTAGGTGCTCAAAACAGATACACAATTAAACCAGGCTATGGCACTGCGATTTATCAAGGTGACTTGGTAGTTCCTGTTTCTACAGGAAACATCGAAAGACATACTGCTGGAAATGGTGCTGCTGTTGTGGGCGTTTTTAACGGAGTTTTTTATAACGATCCAACTACTCAGAAACCAACTTATAAGAATTACTACCCTGGTGGAGTTACACCAACTCAAGGCGATCTTACTGCCTTTGTTGTTGACGATCCAGATGCAGTATTCTTAATGGATGCGGATCAGAGTTTTGTTAGAGCGGATTTGTTTAAAAACTATCACGTTACAAACACTACTGGTGTTACACAAACAGGAATATCAAAAGTACAACTAGACGTTAGTTCTTCTGGAACTAACACAACGTTTGTTGTTCAAGCGATAGACATTTCACAAGATCCTGATAACTCAGATGTGACTGTGTCTAATGCTAACATTCTTGTTAGAATCAACAACCACTTCTTTAGAAGTGGAACAGGTATAGCGTAATAAAGGAGAATAACTATGGCAATATCACGAGCACAGCTAGTTAAAGAACTAGAGCCAGGTTTGAATGCTTTATT